CAACAGGTGCTTTAACTGTGACTTTTGCAGTATCCGTGGTTACAGTAGTAGGTTCAGCAAGTTGTGTTTCCTGTTCGTTAGCAGTTTCCTGCTCAGGAACAGCTTCTTGTTCATTAGCGTTTTCTGGCTCTTGTGTTTCTTCAGTAGCAACTTTTTGTTTTATGGCTTCTTCTTCCGCCACAGCGGTCTGTTCAGAAGCCTGCTCAGCGTTTTCGGCTGCATTCCTAACTTCCAAAGTAATCGCCTCCTTGTCAGCAGGGTTGGCAACAAGACCGCTTCCGCTGATTTCTACAATGTCGCAAAGGGCATAACCTAAAGTAAGAGCGCCCTCCGGAATCTCATCTATGGTCACCACTTTTACCTGATTGTCGACAAAAACTATGGGCTTGACAGTCTTAAACCAAACTTCCATTGAGAAAGTTGCTCTTCCCTCTCGAATTTCTTTGTAAATAAATTCGCCTTCTTCCTCTAATGCAGCAAGGGCTTCTTTGTCTATAAGCGCTGTAATAACCAACTCGCCGCCCTTATCTGCCGTGGCTGGAATGTATTCGGCCACAATATTAGAACCTATGTTTTTAGCTGGATCATGGCTTGAACGAATAAGCGATCCTTCGACAGTTCTGTACACAGGAAGAATTTCTTCTTCGAGGAAAGCATCTTTGTTAGCATTTATATATTTCGCAACTTTCTCAATATCAGATAAATCGGTTGGCAATGTGTGCAAAAGAATATATTTTATAAATATCTTCATTGGACGATTATCAGTTACATCAGCCGAGCCATATGGCTCAACTGTATATTCGCCGGGTTTAATAAGTATTTTCCGACGCTCTAAACCGGCGTGTTTTGAGTCCATATTTATCCCTCCTACAACTAGACGGTTGGATTAGTATTCTCTACTGGCTTTCTGTCTTCGGGATAGTTATTATCGGAAGTAGAGCCAGGTGGTCTTCCGTTTTGAATTAGCGCTAGGAACGGAAGGAATAGATCATAAGAATTTTGAAGTTCTTTCTCTTTAAGAAGTCTCTCTTTTTCCACAGCAAAATCAATAAAAGAAAGGTTTTCCAAAGTCGTTTGAGCACTAATAAGGCCTTCACGACGCAAGGGGATAAGTATCTTCTGTATAAACTCTTCAGATTCTAAGTCAAACGGCCTAAATCTAAAGATTGGAGTATCTTTCAGTCCTGCGTCTTCGGCAAACTTACGAAGCTCTCTTGTGATAGCATTCCCCACAATACGGCGGTACCTATTTAGGCGGCGAACAAACAGTTTTAACCCCACGGCGGCAGTGGCATAATTGTTTGCGCCTTCAACAACAGCTGAATTAGTATTAAGCGCCCAGAATATTGCTTTGTTTATAGGTTCATATCTCTGTGGCGAAAGAATGTCAATATCAGGATGAATAAATTCAATTTTCATGCGGTCATCATAGACTAATGTCATAGTACGACCAATAGTCTGAAGAACTTTGCCCACTTCTTCTATCTCTTCAGGATCAGCGTCGCGAATAGTTATAAGAGTAATCTGATTAATCAAACCGTTAAGAGTTGCTATATCTACATCACTCATTTTCTTTTTGCGACGCAAAGCGGGTAATGCACGCCTTAAAAATGGCTGGCCATATATTTCAAATTGACGCTTTTCAGCTATATGCAATATTTCTTTGATTGTTAAAGTTTTTGGCTCTAAATCCTGCTCGTCGATCGTTTCTGTGTTTTCAGAAGGATCAATGATATACTTAAGTGTTCTAGGATCCCACGGTTGTCCTTCAATCTTTACTATCAATGGATTAATATTTACATACCCTATGGTTGTTTCTATGCTCTTTTTTTTGTAGGTAAATACACCTTTTTGACGCTGCAAAAAAACATTATTGGTGACATAGAGAGTCCAGAAAATTTCATCTAACAAAGCGGGTAAATCTAAAATGTTATCTAGATATTCCTTGAATAAATCTACATTCTTTTCTTCAACACCCAACAAATTATAGTTAGTAACGCTAAGAGAAACCATTAAATCTATGACCGTTCCAACAATATCGTCACTAAAAGTTGCGCCGATACATTCGCGCATAACTGCGTGAATTTCATCAGGAATTCGATCGGCGTCAACTAATGCAAGTGGTGATCCAGTAATAGACGAAATGCCAACTTTCTTTCTTGTTTCATTAGCAACTACACGTTCGTCAGCAAGGGTTGCTACATAATTCATTCAATTTGCCCCCTTTGTTCCCAAGGAGAGCCAACTAAGATAAGTGGCTTTTTCACCTTCTTCTTTTTCTTTTGCTTTAGCATTTCATAAACCAAGGAATAGCCTCTTATAGAAGCAGACACAAGGTCGTCGTGCATATTTTCATTAGGAGTTTTAAGAATAATGGTTCCGCCACGTCCAGGGCGGGCTACCAAAGTGGAAGCCTGCTTGCGCAAAGTAATGTAAGTAGCATAAATATCTTCTATTGATTCCGGATATTGCTTGTCAATAGATGTTTCGCCAGTAGTTGGTTCTTGTGGAATTACAATCTTTTTGCTACGTAGGGCATCTTTGAAATTTGAATGATGAAGCATATTGAGTTCAGGCGACCCATATATTCCGTGTATCAAACGTCTGCCCTGCATATCTAAATCTGAATCTATCGGCACAATTGGTTGCATAACTACTTTTTCGCCAGATATAGGATGAATCACTTCTGCAGTATCCATTAGCCTTTCTTTTATCGCTACACCACCGCCGCGCAATTCTAAAGCCAGTCCTTCAACTGTTCCGCCCCCAGCTTCGATAGCCAAAATAGCCTGTCTTAAGAAATTTGCTTCTTCTTGCGGATAGTCAAAAGAGTATTCAGCAAGATATACCAACCCAACAAAAGGAACCTCAGGATCGTATTCAAATACTGCAAGCGACGCTTTGTCGCCTGTGGTTTGACCGCCTTCGATAGGGTCAAACCCCAAGAAGTATTGTTTCCCTGGTTTCCCATTAGGGAGTAAATAAGAGATAAATGGACTCGGAGTAAAGCGGATAAAACACGAAGGACTTCTTGCTTCTTCTATCAATTGTGGCGGATAGAAAATGCCTTTCAAAGACACAAAACGACAGAGATATTCTGCGCGAATAAGAGAAGTGTCAGAACTTTCTTCTACATCACGGATAATTTCTTCGTTCATAAACCCTGGCGATGGATCTTTATATGTAATAACATCAATGTTGTATTTGTCGCCATCGCGACCCATGTAGCGAAGGAATTCGTCGTGAAAGGGTGTGTCTTCGTGCCCCGCTGTACCAACTGCTACAATCGAAAAAGCAGAAGGGATGTCTATTCCCAACTTCTTTAATCTAACTCGCTGCATTGGGTCTTGAGAAACGCTAACAAACGGTTTAACGACAGCACTGAGTATTTTGTCTGGAAAATCTTGTCGTTCTTCTATCATCAAGCGCGTGGCGCGCTTACCTCTAATTTTCTCCCCTTGACCAAGCGGGATAGCTATTATTTTTGAACCTGTCTTAAATTTGATTACCTTCTGATCGGGTTCGCGAGTAGGCGTAGATTCTAATGCGCTCATTCCTATAGTGGCATCTTCGCCCTTAAGCCCCTGCACGATTTCACTGGCGCCATCCCACATTCCTGAAGACTGTCTAAAAGAAGGACCTACCATCACAATAACTTCGCGCGCAAATAACGCAGCAACAAGTGCAGAAAAAACAGCACCAAGAAACGTTTTTGCCGTTCCACGACCACCAAGAAAAAGGTAAAACGGTTCCATCTTCCACCAGCTTTTAAGTATCATTTTTTGATACCAGTCAAGAGTAAGTCCATATAATACGCGCGCAGCATATACAGGATCAGCGCGAAGATGTTCTATAAAAAGAAGCTCTGGTTCAGTTAGAATGTTTTTTTTTACGGCTTCGTAGTAATGTGGCGGAATGGGCACACCAAGTTCTTCATCTCGGCGTATCTTTTCGCGCAACTTAGAGATTTCTTCTATTTGTTCTTCGGTTAGAGTTGCACCTATCTTCTCTTTGCGTATTTTAGATAGAAGTTCTTTTTGCGGCATCGCATAGTATTTTTCATAGAGCCTTATGTAGTCTGCTATAGCTTCCTTTACCCGCTCATCGCCTTCCTGCCGTCTTTTTTTCAAAAGAGAAAGATCTTCAAGATGAGACGAAAGATTGTTCTGGGTTTCCTGCAACTCTTTAAATAGTTCGCGCGGGATAACTTCGTTGTTTATAACATACACTTCGCACTTTTCAAAAAGTTGCATAAGCCTGAGTTCAGCCATTATGACAGACGACACCAAAAGCTGATCGGCGGGACTTTGGAGAGTGTATTCTTTTTCGTAATCTTGTTGTCTTTTGCCATAAAATTCTTTGGCGCCATGCTCTTTATAGTAAAGAAAATTCGGATCATTAAATTGTGGCGGTACAGATTTCAGGGTTTCTTTTTTCTTTTCTTCTTGCTCCTTCTTCCATGCTTCTAATCTTTCTTTGTAAATCTCCTTCGCGCGTTCTTCAAATTTCTTTGTGCTCCCTATACTGTATAAGACGGTTAATTCATATATATCTTTACGATTTAATAAATCAAGATTGGCATTCTTTCCTAAAGCTTTTTTTAGAGCTGAGTCAAACCTATCCTGCACCAACTTCTTCGCCATTCTATCACTTCCTTTATTCCGTCAGGTCAACCAGTAAATAACTGATAATTTTTTCATGCTTTTTTGCTGCCAACGATGCACGTTGCTCAAAAACGTTTGCTTCTTTATATTTTTTGGAAGGAAAAATGAGAGTTTTTACTGCAGAATATATGTCTATAGCAATGTATGTAATTATAAATACAAGAGGGGTAAGTGTCCGTGCATCTTTGTAATGCCTAAATTCATGCCGTAATATTCTGTCTCGCGCATAACTGTTGTAGAATTCTTTCTCTACTAAAGTCCCAATTAGTAAATTGCAACTTATTGTTTTGCACGGGAAAATTCTTGGTATTTTATTCACAATGAAAACTATTGGCTTCCCTATATACATAAGTACCGAAATCAATATATTGATCCCTATAATCCATCCTAAAATTTCCATCAAGCTACCTCCTCCTTGGTTAATAAAACTCCCTTTTTATTAACCAGCTTTCTTTTTTCTCTTTTTGCTTCCTAAACAGTATTTATGGGTACTAAGTTACTTAGCACCCATAGCCCTTGACATCTATGGTTAATGTGAACTACCATGACTTATAGAAGTCATGGCTTCCCGCTTCAACCCGTGATGACTCGTAGACCAGAAGAGTTTTCCTTCCGTTCCGCCGCCAGAGCA